CATTGCCGTCCATCACAATCAAGGGTTGGATTTGATGTTAAAGCGCAAAGCACAGGAGCATTTTGAAGCACACTGCGGGAGCCGTGAAGACTTCCGGCGGGAGTTTGGTAAATCGTATCTGGATTAAGAAATTAATGTCGGAGGTGACAATGTGCGAAATCTATTAAAACGTCTGTTATGCAGACACACCTATTCGTTTAAATACAAGGCATACAAGGCATATAAGGGAAATGAAGAAACAGGACACTTTGAGAGCGAATATGGATTTTCTTGCTTAAAGTGCGGGAAGATACATCGCGTAAAAGTAGTAGAGTAAATTAAATTTTAAGGAGTTGATACCATGTATTATGAAGATTATTATGACGAACCCAGTGAATTTGAACAACAGATAGCGGAGTTTAAGGATTCTCTTGTAAAAGCTGTTAAAAAAGAACATCAAGAGGAAATCGAACGCTTACGCAGAGAGAATGCGGAATTGCAGGGTATTAAATCGCGAATAAAGCAGATTGAACTTGAGCACGCGGAATCGCTTAGGCACCTTAAGGCCGCCGAAGAAAGAGCGGTATACGAAGCTAAACGCGCAAGGTTAAAGGAACTTCTTTCTGAGAACTTCATCCAAGGATGGGGCGTTGAAAATCGCGGGGAGAAGTTTCCGAAGTGTGAAAAATGCGATAAAAACAGATATATCCATTACAAAACGCCATCAGGCAAGGGCGCTACAGAACGATGTGATTGCGATGCGCGCATGACCAGATACGAGCCGCTCCCCATCGAATGCTATGAATTTCATCAAAGCAAAACAACATATGGTGGCGAAAAATACCCTCGTATTTCTGTGTATTTTTCCAGAAAAGAGGACAGAGATCATGACGAATATAACAGAACCAGAAATATTTACAAAGGCGAACCATTTAAGGAAGTAGATCGATATGGGATTGCATTTCTTAACAAGGAGAAATGTCAAGAGTATTGCGATTGGCTGAACGCAAAAGCCAATGCATAACTATGACAAAGAAACAAAGTGGAATGGATTGAAATTTGGCAGAGAAAGGAAGACAAATCAATGATGCACTTAACAGGATTATATTACATCGATACCAGCGGCACCGGCTACACGCTCACAGTAGCCGGTAAGCCAGATAAAAACGGCAACCCCACATATCGGCCGGTTGGGTATTATACCAGCTTAGAAACGGCGATAGAAGGTTGTATTAATCGCACAACTTCTGAACGGATTGTGGAGGGCATGCGCAGTCTGGAAGAGGGGTTGGCGATTATCAGAGAAGAACGGGCGAAGTTTGCGGCGCTGCTGTGCAAGGCAGAGGGAATGAGCGAAAAAACTTTTAAAAATTAATGGAGGTAGATATATGAGAGAAGCTATAGAAATGCAACGGGAATATATCAAACAAGCACTTGATTTAATCCGCGAAAATCCCGAGCTACCAATAATCCCGCTGGTAAACTATGAAGTTGTAGCCGATGACGCTCTGTATTGGATGGCAAGTTGGGGCGAAGCTAGAATTGATGAATATACCATAGACGGTGAACGAATGCACTATTTGTCGGATGGCATAGAAGAACTTTTCAACAAATATTTCGGTGATTTATTCGACGACAAGAATTTAGACCCGGAGTATATGAAACAGATGGTTGGATTGACAAAAGCCATTTTTATCAAAATCGAATTACCAATTAACATCCAGCGGAGATGAAAGACATGGACGATGACCTATTATTGATAATCGCAGGATACTTAGAGGAATATTGTGATTGTGAATTCTGTCCCGAATGCAAGTTGATAAACATGTGTACTGCATTAGACCGTGCGGCCGGAGATGTATGCACATTGCCGGATCGGTTTAGAAGATTGGCAGAGAATTAACTTTACAAAGCTACTTGTTCGGCTATGTTGTGTCACGACTTCACAGCCGTTGGTACTGCCGCCTCTGGCCTAATGTCAGGGGCGGGGAAAGGAGAATATATTGGGCAAAATGAGCAAAGAAAAAGGAAAGAGGGCGGAAAGGGAACTCGCTGGCATATTAAGGGGATACGGCTACGATTGCCATCGTGGCCAGCAATACAATGGGGCTGACGGGTCAGCGGATGTGACAGGACTGCCGGGAATACATATCGAATGCAAGCGGGTGGAAAAGCTAAATCTGTACGATGCAATGGCCCAAGCGATTGAGGGCGGTACGAAACCACTGCCTTTTGAGGGAGACAGGCTTCCGGCGGTATTTCATCGAAAAAATAACCATAGTTGGTTGGTGACGATGCGACTGGAGGATTGGATCAAAATATACAAGGAATGCGAGGCGGGCAGGGAACAAGAAGAAAGCTAACGAGGGGAGGCGGCCGAGATAGAGGGGCACATCAAGATACACAGGAAAATCCTTGAATGGGAATGGTACTCTAATCTGAATACCTGCCGAGTGTTTTTTCACATGTTGCTAAAGGCAAACTGGAGAGAGGGGAGATTTCAAGGTCATTTGATCGAAAGAGGTTCTTTTGTGTCATCCCTTCCCAAAATTGCCGAAGAAACGGGACTAACAATTAACGAGGTTAGGGGGACGATAAAAAACTTAAAATTAACAGGCGAAATCACAGTCATATCACATTCAAAATATAGCGTATTTACAATAAAAAACTATGATTTCTATCAAGACATTAACGTACAGAATCACAGTCAGACCACAGACACTTCACAGGCAGACCACAGGCAGACCACATTCACTTCACATTCTGTTGACATTCTGTTAACAACAATAGAAGAAGAGAAAGAAGTAGAAGAAGGAAAGAAAGAAAGAAGGGAAGAAGAAGACTATGGTATCAGAGATACCACTTGTCAGACTGATGTCCAACGAATCATTGAGACATGGAACCAGTGTGGGGCCGTGGAAGTAAAAACGCTATCCACCACCAGTAAGCGTTATCAAATGTTGAAAGCCAGAATTAAGGAGTACGGAGTTGATCAAGTGTTAGAAGCTGTTGAAATGATCAAAGGCAGTCCGTTTCTGCTGGGTCAAAACAAAAATGGTTGGACAATAAGCTTTGACTGGTTTGTAAAACCTAACAATTTTCCCAAGGTGTCAGAGGGTTATTATCTGGCTTGTAATCAAGGGAAAGCCGATAGCGGATATAATCAAATGCTGAAAGGATGGGCAGAAAGTGAATAGAGAGGAGTTTGCTACCGTGGCATCTGCGCTACATAGCGCCTACGGAAAAAGCAACATCATGCCGGATGAATCCGCGTTAAATTTATGGTACGGCATGTTGAAAGACATTGACTATGCAGTTTGCAGAAACGCAGTGACGCAGTTGATCAGCCAAAACAAATTTTCCCCAACGATTGCGGAAATTAGGGAAAAGTGCGCAGCGATCACCGCGGAGCGTCTGCCGGAATGGGATGAAGCCTGGGGCATGGTACTGATGGCGATAAGAAACTATGGCTATATGCGTGAACTGGAAGCCCTTGAGAGCCTACCGGATGCCGTCAGGGGGATTGTGAAGCGAATGGGCTATCAAAATATCTGTCAGAGTGAAAACATCAGCGTGGAGCGAGCTAATTTCAGAGAGGCATACAAGGGACAGGTCAATTTGGTAAAACAGCAGAACGTACTTCCCGGGGCAGTACGAAACGAACAGGCAGAGCTAATAAGGCAATGCGCTGAACGCTTGTCCATAGGTGTGGAAAGTACGAAGTTACAGGAGGAAAAATGATGGGACACCCGGAGCAAAGAGTACTAGACCTTGTGCCGCAGATGACAGAGCTTTTCAAGCAGGGCGAGGATATATACACCATAGCTCGCCATCTGAACGTAAGATACAAAACCGTAGCGCGCTACCTGGAAAGATGCGGATTAATCGCAGAACAGCACATGAACAGCCGGAGGCAGCGAGAAGAGCGGATGGAGAACGAAACCATAACCAAAGCTGACATAGCGAGGTTACGCTCCTGCATCCGCGTAGGCGACACGGTGCCGGTGGTGATGGAAGTGGCCGACCGTGAGAGCGCCAACCTCGCACCAATTGAGGTTCGCAAGGATATGTATGTCACGAAGATTTTAGACAGCGGCAGGGGTGTTTTGGTCAGCAAGGCCATGGGCGAACGGTCCGTAAGAATGGTAACGTATGTGGACATTTTGCAAGAATTGGAGGCGAAATAATAAATGGATGAAGAATTAAAATGTCCACATTGCGGAGAAGTCCAGGACGATGGTTCTATTGAAGATCACAATATTGAGATGGCCCCACATATATGCACAGGTTGTGAAACGGAATTCTGGTTCAGTAAAAATGTACAAATAACGTACTATGCATGGACGGAAAGTTGATTTTAGGAGGACGGGAAATGAAATACAACGAGCAAGTTTTTCGCGACATGCCAAGCAGCGAAAAATTAGAAATAATTAACAATGAATTAAATTTAGCAACACATAACGCAACCACGAAGGCCGATCTGCTGATGTTGTTGGGGTGGCTACTCCACGAATACATTTTCGAATACATTTTTGACAAGTGGCGGACAAAAGAAAAATGGATTCCTGTGTCAGAGCGGCTGCCGGAAAATGAAAAAGAGGTTGAGGTTAGCATCGAACGCCGCTTGGAGAATGGCACGCGGAGATTTACGTGTAGAGCCATTTACGAAGATGGGAGTATTTGGTCGGAAAACAGCCGTTTCAGCTGGAATGACTTTGATAGTCTTAATAACGACCTTGAGTACAGCAAGGAGCTTGACGATTGGAAGGTACCGCAAGGATGGTTTGAGGCTGCTACTTACGCGGAGGAATTTGCGGCGATAGGTGATTTTGTTGTAGCGTGGCGGCCGCTGCCGGAACCGTACCAACCGCCGGACGAAAGAGAGGTAGATGATGACAGGTAGAAAGTGTCTTGAAAAGCATTCTAGTAGCATACACGGAATATGCGCCGCTGAAAGATTCGTATTGTTTCACGACACCAGATTCAGAATTGCGGTGGCCGTATATGAATTTTCCTGTGACAAGTGCAACAAAAGCAGACGGATATATTTTATAAGCCGTTAAGACAGGAGGTGCGGAAATGAGACAATATTGTCGGTACTGTTCCTACCTTGTGGCGGGGAACGGTGTCTACTGTAACGAAAAGAAAAAGACAATGAGCGAGGCAAGCGCGAAGTCAGTTAATCGCTGTAAGTCATTCGATCTCAATCCGATGGACGCATTTGACCTGGACAAGGTGTATAAGCCGCGGGAAGTGAAGCAGCGGCAGTGTGATGGGTGTGATGGGCAAATTGAAATGTTCGGGTGAATTATAATTATCCGGCGGTAGTCGGGGAAGGAGGAATATGGAGGAATTAATAAAAAACATAAAGGAAATGGGATTAGATTGGTTCATTGCATCACTTCAATCTTGGGACCTCGAAACAGAAATAGACATAAATGAGGTAATTGACGATTTGAACGAATATTTAACTGATGAAAGAAGTTATGCGCCAAATTAATTTTAGATTGATCAGAAAGGCGGTGAGGATATCAAGATAGGATTGATAGACGTGGACGGTCATAATTTTCCTAATTTGCCCTTAATGAAGTTATCAGCATGGCATAAGCAGCAAGGGGACGGGGTTGAGTGGTACGATCCGATGTTTTCTAATCATTGTGACCGGGTGTATATGAGCAAGGTGTTTTCTTTCTCGCCAGACTATGACGATTGTATTGATGCCAATGAGGTCATCCGGCGTGGTAGTGGTTATTGTATTGACCTGGTTGACGGCAAAGAGGTTTACCGGTCAGACCGTGATACTTTGCTGCCGGAAGAGATTGAACACATCTATCCGGATTACAGCATATACCCAGACTTGACCAAGGACACGGCGTTCGGATTTCTAACCCGCGGATGCCCACGGGGGTGCAGCTTCTGCCACGTTGCCGCCAAAGAGGGCCGGTGCAGTATCAAGGTTGCTGATCTACGGGCGTTCTGGGACGGACAGGGGCATGTAACACTATGCGACCCTAACATATTAGCTTGTCGGGAT